GCCAAATGATTCATTGAATTCGCCGTTGTCGCTGACGTTGAGACCGCGCCCCGCGGCGATGTCCGGCCGCCCATGATCGTAGTGCAACACGTTGACGTGGGCGTGATTGTTGGCGGCAACCAATGGGTTGCGGTCGGTCGTGTGCGCGTACAGTGATTGACTAACTAAAGAAAAGTCACAGTAATCCGAACCGCCGATGAGGTGCCCGTAACCATGATCCGTGCCCGGTTCATGGTTGGGTGTGTCGGGGTCACCGAACTCGGGCGGTATGTGCAAAGGGTCATAGATCGCGCCGCGTATCCACGAGATACCCTCAACCGCATAAAACGCTTGTACGCCCTCATCCATTGAAAATCGCGCCTCGCAATTTATGAATGCGCAACCCTTGGCAACGTACCCATCGCGACCGGCTTGCAATGCGTCGCGGTTGCCCGCGTGAAAATTGGTCACGCCCTCGGCCGAGGGCATGTCACCAACCCAAGAGGGCAAATGCCACACGCGCATGTTGGAGCCGCCGTTAAGACTCAACGCGGTAGTTTGAAAGAACAAACCCGCGCCCGGTGCCGCTTGCCCGATATAGTCCATGTTGCCGCGACCCGCGGGCGTGAGGATGACTCGCCCGAGGTTGATGTACCCGCCGATGAGCGGGAAAATATATTTGTGGAAACCCTCACCTTGGTCGGCGCCCCAACAATAGCGCGCGGTTCCCGAGTAACAGTTAGGGCCGCGGGCATCGGGCCCGCCCTCGTTGGTGTCATCGTATGAGGTAATGAAATAAAGTTTTGAGGGGCGGTCACCCGCGCTGACATCCAAGCCGGGGCCCGCGACCCCGGGCAATGCAGACAAGTACGGCGTTGATTGATAGGGCCAAGATAAAACCATTTCGGGGTGCTCCATGATTGGAGCCGCGCAAGGCGCCGAAAGGATGCGCCCGGGTTTGGAGCTCGGTCAATCGCGCCACACTTGACCGCCGCCGAGCTCTCGCCGCCTAATCGGCGGCGGTTTCATTTGAGCGCGGGCAACGGTTCACCGGTCTCGCGCGCGGACCCCTCGCGCGCATGGACCAATTGACCTTACCCGGTACCGAGCAAACCAAGCCCCGCGGGCGCCCGCGTAAATGGGCCAACGAGGATGAGCGACGCGCGGACCAAAAAGCGAAACGCGCCGCGGCGCGTGCCGCCCGCCGCCAACCCAAACCCGAGGCAACCGCCGAACATCGCCGCGAGGTTGATACCGCGCTACGGCTGACGACGATGCAACCGCCGCTCAAGGTCTTAGACGTGCGCGACGTGGACCTCATTGAGCTCGCCGAGGAGTTCCCCAATACGGCCGAGGGTTTGCAATACGCGCGCGACGTGTTGAGCGGGCGCATAGATGCCTGTCAATGGGTGCGGCTGGCATGCGAGCGGCATGAGCGCGACCTTGAAAAAATCCCGGCCGATGATTGGCCCTTTACGTTCAACGCGCCCAAGGCCGAGCGGGTGCTCCGCGCGTGTCAGATGTTCCGCGAGATACGCGGGCCGCGGGCGGGCAAGCGTTTCCGGTTTGCGGCGTGGCAAAAATTTTTGGTGGGCTCGGCGTTTGGTTGGGTCAACAAGGCGAGCGGGTGGCGCCGCTACCGGTACGTGTACCTCGCCGTGCCCCGAGGCAACGGCAAGAGCTCTCTTGCCGCAACGATTGGGTTGTATATGTTGGCCCTTGATGGCGAGGGCGGCGCCGAGGTGTACGCGGCCGCGGTCACGCGCGACCAAGCGCGCATTGTGTTCAACCTCGCGCAACACATGGCGCGCGCGGATGGCGCCTTTTGCCAAAAGTACGGCATTCAAGTCAACGCACATTCGGTGGTGCAAGAGTCAACGGCGTCGGTGTTCCGCCCGTTGTCACGCGACGCCCAAGCGCTTGACGGGCTCAACGTGTTACTCGCAATTCTGGATGAGCTCGCCGCCCACAAGACGCGCGAGATTCATGACGTATTGGTGACGGCAACGGGCAAGCGCTCACAACCTTTGATTCTTTCCATTACCACGGCGGGCGCCAACACCGCGGGCATTGGGCATGAGCAATGGAAATACACGCAACGGGTGTTGACGGGCGACATTGTTGACGAGGCTTTTTTTGGGCTCATCTATACGATTGACGAGGATGACGAATGGAGCGCCCCGAGTAGTTGGGCCAAGGCCAACCCGAATTTCGGCACCTCGGTCAACCCGGATGTTGTTGCCAACCTCGCGGGGCGAGCTCAACAAATCGCCAGCCAACAAGCGGTGTTCAAACAAAAACATTTGAACGTGTGGACTAACGCCGCCTCGGCATGGATGGACCCCGAGAAATGGGTTGCGTGTGGCGACCCCGCACTCAATGAAAATGATTTCAAAGGCGAGGATTGCGTCATAGGCTTAGACCTCGCCGCCAAGATTGACCTTGCCGCCGCGGTCAAAGTCTTTGCCCGCCCGATTGACGGCATCATCCATTACTATGTGTTCCCCCGCTTCTATCTACCGACCGCGGCGATTGCCGACGGGCGCAATGCGTCTTACGCGACGTGGAACGCTGACGGCTGGATAACCGACACGGCGGGCGAGGTCATAGATTTCAACGTCATTGAGGATGACATCAAGGCTGACGCCGTGCTCCATCGCATCATTGACGTTGCTTATGACCCATGGCAAGCGCTCAAACTCGCGGCCGATCTTACCGCCTTGGATATCCCGGCCATTGAGTACCGGCCGACGGTCGCAAACTTTTCCCCGGCCATGAAAGAAATTGATGCGTTAGTTAGAGCGGGCCGCTTTCACCACAATGGGTCGCCCGTGCTCGCGTGGAATGTGTCATGCGTTGAGGTCGCCGAGGATTTCAAGGGCAACATTTTTCCGCGCAAAGACCGCGCCGACCCGACCAAGAAAATTGACGGGCTCGTTGCCCTCCTCATGGCGATGGGTCGGCGGCTGGCGTTGGAGCTCGTGACCGACACGGCGCCATCACTCACGTTTGTGTGAGGGCGGCTCGCGCCTCGCGCATGAGAATGCGCTCAACGATCTTGTCAAAGCGTGGGGCAACCAAGGTGGGCCGCGACCCCGTGCCCGGGATAAACGTACCCGAGGCCACGAGCTCGGCGAAGTGATTGCGGACGAACCATGCAATTTGATGGTACTGACAAAATGCCGCCCCGCCGCGTCCGCTCTCTACCCAAACGCGAAGTGCAACGTACTTTGAAAGCATGGCCCGTCCGCCCTCACCCGTGCGCCACCACGGCGACGGCGCGAGGATAACGCGAAGTGCTCGCGCGCGGTAGTGTGGTGCGCTGACGCGCGAGTCAAGTGCGCGCGCGCGATGGTGTTTCATGTGGAACGTAGGAAACATTTGACGCCGCGCGCGGCGCGAGTAGATTGCGCGCATTCAATCGGGCAACGGTTCACCGGACCCGCGACACCAACGGGAGTAGGCCAATGGCCCCTGTCAGTCCGCGAGCTCGGCCGCCCAAGTCAAAACGCGACCGCCCCGCGGAACGGGCCCCACCTCCTCGGCAGTAGATAGCAACCACCCACGCGGGCAACGGTTCACCGGACCCGCGCGACCTTAGGAGGCCGCGCGCATGGAACGGGATATAAGCCAGTACCCCCACGTCGTACACCGCGCCGCGGAGCTCTCCGTTGATTCTGACGAGGCGCGGCAACTGTCGTTTGTGGCGTCGGACGAATCAACCGACCGATACGGCGACGTTGTAAGCGTTGACGGTTGGGAGCTCGCGCCCTTTCGCAAAAACCCAATTTTCCTTTGGCAACACTCATACGCCGCGCCCATCGGCTCGGTGCCAAAAATCAAGGTTGAGGACGGGCGCCTCATGGCAACCGTCAAGTTTGCGGCCAAGGGCGTGAGCCGCGTGGCCGACGAGGCTTGGGCACTCGTCAAGGAAAAGGTTTTGCGCGCGGTCTCGGTCGGTTTCATGGTCGCCAGCCCCGACGACTATGAGCTCATACGCAACGCCGACGAGGAGGTGACGGGCATCCGTTACCTACGCCAAGAGCTCTTAGAGCTCTCACTCGTTTCCGTGCCCGCCAACCCCAACGCCCTCGCCGTTGCGCGGTCGCTCAACCTTTCCCCGGGCTTTATCAAATCCGCCTTGCCGCTAGACGTGTCAGTCATTGAGCGACAAGCCGACGTTCGCCGCCGCATTCAAACCGTGCGCGTTTCAGGCATTCGCAACTCATCGCCGCGTTAGGCCACCTAACTACCATTGGAGCCTTTCAAGTGAAAACATCTGAACGTATTGCCGAGCTCCTCAAACAGCGTGCCGCGAAAGTCACAACGCTTGAGGAGCTCGCCGACAAATCCGAAAAAGAGAGCCGAGTTTTTAACGCTGACGAATCGGTCGCGTTTGACGAGGTCTCAAAATCCATCAAAGACATTGACGACCACGTGACGCGGTTGCGCGAGACCGAGGCCATTGTCGCCCGGTCGGCAACGCCCGTGCTCGCGCCGCGCATTGAAATCGTAAGCCCCGGCAAGGGCATCCGATTCGCGCGTATGTGTCAGGCGATTGCCGCCTCACGCGGCAACTACATGCAAGCGCAAGAAATTGCCAAACACAATTGGCCCGATGACCGCGACATCGCCAACGTACTCAAGGCGCAATCATTCGGCGTGACGCGCGCCGCCGTGGCCGCGGGTACCACGACCGACCCCGCGTGGGCGGGCGCCCTCGTCGCCGCTCAAACCCTTTCGGGCGAGCTCATTGAGCTCGTGATGAAAGAGGCCGTTATTGGCCAGCTAACCAACGTGCGCAAGGTGCCGTTCAATGTGCGCATTCCGCGCGAAATCACGGCAATGGGCACGGTCAAATGGGTCGGCCAAGGCGCGAGCAAACCATTGGGAAAGGGCGGGTACGATTTCGTCACGATTCCGTGGGCCAAGGTCGCGCTCATTGCGGTCATTACCGAGGAGCTCGCGCGGTTCTCCAACCCCGCGGCCGAGACCCTCATGCGTGACACGTTAGTTAGGGCCATCAAGGAATTCCTTGACGACCAGTTTGTCAACTCGGCGGTTGCGCCCGTGTTGAATGTGTCACCGGGCGGAATCTCAAACGGCTTGCCGCCGATTCAAACATTCCCGAGCTCGGGCAGTTCAACCGCGCAAATTCAAAGCGACATCATGACGGCGGTTTCCAAGCTCAACGAGTTCAACGCGCCCGTTGCGCCCGCATGGATCATGCACCCGCAAAACGCGATTGCGATTGGCGCGGCAACCAACGGGCTTGGTATGCCCGCGTTTCCGTCGGTCGGCACGTCGCACACGCTCGCGGGCTATCCGATCATTTCGAGTTCGCACCTCAAGGTGTCGGAAATCATTTTGTTAGACCAAGCGGGGGTGTTGCTGGCGAGCGACCCCTCAGTCACGGTTGATGTATCGCGTGAGGCATCCGTACAAATGGATGACGCACCCGCAACACCCGCCACGCCGCTCGTGAGTTTCTGGCAGCAAAATTTAATTGGCCTCAAGGCCGAACAGTTTGCTTACTGGATGCGCGCGCGCGACGCTGACGTGGTGCTCATTACCGCGGTTGACTACCTCACGCCCGCCGCGGCGGTCGGTGCCGCGGCGTCGGCGCCAAGTCGGTCAGCAAATCAGAAAGCGGCCTAACCGCTCGGGCGCCTCGGGATAAAACCCGAGGCGCCCAACTTAGGCGCCGCCGTGAATTTCATAGATAGAACTCTCGTTGCGTTGGTCAACTGGCGCACACGTCAGGCGTTCACCTCACTACCCGCACCCCCGGGCGTCGGCGGTAATTCGCTCCCGCCGTTGAGTCATGGCTACGTGCATGAGCCGTTTGCCGGGGCATGGCAAGCCAACAAGGAATGTTGGGGCCCCTCAGGAATTTTCTCCGCGGTGTATGCGTGCATCGCCATCATTGCGGGCGACGTGGCAAAGCTACCGCCGCGCATCCGTCAGCGTCACGCCGACGGAAGCAAGACCGACCACGACAACCACCCGGCCGCGCGTGTTCTTTTCTACCCTAACAAATACCAAACCCGTGTAGATTTTTGGGGCCATTTCATGAGCTCGTGTTTGTTCACGGGCAACACGTACGTGTACCTCGTGCGCGATGAGCGCGGCGTCGTTTCGGAAATGCACATACTTGACCCGCGCCGTGTGCGCGTGTTGATGGCCGATGACGGTAGTGTGTTCTATCAAATCGGCCAAGAGCGGTTGGCTGAATTGCTCGGCACCGATGTCATACCGAGCCGCGACATTTTGCACCATCGGTTGTTGACGCTGAATCACCCGTTGTGCGGGTTGACGCCGCTGTATGCGGCGGGCGTGTCGGCGATGACCGGGCAAACGATTCAACAAAACAGTTACGCATTTTTCGCCAACATGAGCCGCGCCTCGGGAGTGCTCACCGCACCGGGCAAGATTTCCCCCGACCTAGCTACCCGCCTCAAGACGGAGTGGGATCAAAACTTTCGGGGCGGGCAGATGGGCCGCACGGCGGTGTTGGGCGAGGGCATGAAATGGGAGCCGCTCACGATATCGGCGGCCGACGCCCAACTCATTGAGCAATTGCGGTGGTCGGTTGAGGACGTTGCCCGTTGTTTCCGCGTGCCTACGTATATGTTGACCGACGCCTCAAAGGTGTCTTTCAAAAACGCCGAGCAACTCGCGCGCAACTACTACTCACAAACTTTGCAATATCACATTGAGTCGATTGAGGCGCGCATTGACATTGCGTTTGATCTTAAAGACGACATCTATTGTGAGTTTGATTTAACGACGTTGCTGCGCATGGAGCTCGATGCCCGCATGGTGGCATACCGCGAGGGCATTACCTCGGGCGTTCTAACTATCAACGAGGCGAGGCGCATGGAGGAATTGCCGCCCAAGAAAGGCGGCAACGAGCCCCTTGTACAAACTCAGTACCGGCCGCTTTCCATGGCGGGCCAACCGACGACCGCGGCACCCACCGAGACACCGCCGCCCGAGCCCGACCCCGCCGAGGATGACCCGCCCGAGGATGACCCCGCGCAAGATCCGGCCGCCGATGAGGCGCGCGCCGTGCGCTTGCGCTCACGAGCTCTCGCGAGGTTGGCCGCATGAAACCGGAAACCCTTGAGCTCGCCGTTGATGCCGTCGCCGATGCCGTGCGCGCGCTACTGCCCGAGCTCATAGCCAAGGCGGTTGACGCCCGCCTCGCCCCGCTCATTGACACCGCGCTCCGCGTTGAGCTCGCCCGCGTGGGCGCCGACGTTGAGGAAAAACTTGACGGCATTGCCGAGCGGGTTGATAGCGCGACCCGGGAAACCGCGGCGTTGCTCTTGGAGTTACGTACCGAGGTTGCCGAGGAGCTCACCTCCTCGGTTGCCAAGGCGGTTGACGCGCGAGTCGCCCCGCTCGTTGACGATGCAATACGCCCGGTGCTCGGCGGGCTCGTGAGCGACGTTGACGAAAAGGTTGCCGCGCTCGCCGAGCGGGTTGGCGCCGTCACCGCCGAGAACAAAACAACGTGGGCGACGTGTCGCAATGACATCGCCGCCGAGGTCTCAAAGTCTGTCGCGACCGCGGTTGCCGCCATACCACCCGCCGCGCAAGGGGATCGTGGGGCACCCGGTCGCGATGGGCGTGACGCTGTATTCATTCCGCCCGCCCGTTGGGCCAAGGGGCGCACGGTGCGCGCGGGTGAATGTGTGCAACACGCCAACGCTCTTTGGTATTGCAACCACGACACCGACGTTGAGCCCGGTGCGGAGTGCTCGGGTTTCTCGTTGATGTTTGACGGCGCCGTGCCGCTTGAGTGCGTGCCCGATGAGCGCGGGTATATGTCGCTCGTGATTCGCTACGCGAGCGGGCGGCGTGAGTCGTTGCCCATGCACTACCGCGCACCCGCTTATTGCGGCGTGTTTGACAGTGAGCGCGAGTATGAGCCGCAAGACTACGTCACATGCGGCGGCTCAATATGGTGGGCGCGGGCGCCTAGCAAGAATCGCAAACCGGGCACCGACCTTGGTGCGCTCTCGTGGGTGCTCGCCGTCAAGTGCGGGCGCGATGGGCGTGACGGTCGTGACGGTGCGCAAGGTCCGACGGGGCCGCAAGGTGAACCGGGGCCGCCCGGGCGTGACGCGCCCAAGAGCAACGGCACGCGCAAGGGCGCGGCCGCGGCGGTGAGCTCGTGAGCCCCGCCCCCTCAATCCTCGCGGGCACGCGCTCGGCAACGGCGACGTTTCCGACGTTGGACGAAATCAAAGCGGTGTTGGGCATTGACCCAAGCGACACCACCAAGGATGCGCAAATAACCTCGGGCGTACTGGCGACCATCGCCATGATTGAGACCTACCTTGGCCGCGGCATCAAACGTGAGACCGTCATCGGTGAGCGCTTTGAGCCTATCGACACGCGCGACCCCAAACTTTTTTTGTGGCGTTTCCCCGTTGAGTCGGTGACCGAGGTGCGCGTTGAGGGCGCACCCGTGGCGGGCTGGCGTGTGTACCCGCGGCAAGGCGTGTTGAACATGGGCACCGGGCATTACGCCCACGCATGCAACGACGGGCCGCTCACGGAGGTTGACTACGTCGGCGGGTACGCTGACGACGCTTGGCCGCCCGATCTTATTGAGGCGGTCATGCGCGCATTCTATGGGCGTTGGTCTGTCGCGTTTGGCGCGGCGGGCGATGCCCCGAGCCCCGCGGGCCGCGTCAAGTCATGGACGGCCGACGGCTTAAGCGTATCCATGACCGACCCCTCAATCGGCATGGGCTCCCAAGAGGCGGGCG